TTCGCCAAAAGTTTACAAAATAAGTTCCTATGAAAAGGGGAATACACGATATCACCTCATGAAATTGCGCGAGCAAGGACCGGAATCTTATAGGGGTTTTAGTGTGGAAGTATTAGCCTTGCTCGGTATAAATAAGCTTTCCAATAAAGTATGGAAAAATACATTTGACAAGATGCGCAGAAAAAAAAGGCCAACTGATGGGACGTCAGCCGACCTTAAATCCTGCGTAACCTTAGTATATAAGTCCTACTGTTAATTTGCAATGAAAATATAAGAAATTTCTGTAAATTTAAAACGCAATGATAGATGAGTTAAAAAATAAAAAACCCCTAATTGGGGTCAATACTTGAGTTCTTTAGATGTCACTACTTACATTTGGACTGGAACCTAAAAATTAGTTCGTCTAACATCTGACTATATTTTATTGTCTCAGGATGTTTCAATCCTTTAGTGATACCAGTTTCAATGAGTGCTTTTCTTAAAAATTGAATCTGTTTTCTAAGTCCATGACAGGAATGGCACATTAATTTGCTCCTTAATATGATAAAAGAACTAGACTAATTATTACAGATTATGAAAAATAATGAATGTTTTCGACAAAACTTGTCAATAAGCGACGAAAAAATTTATGAAACAAAAGATAGAGGGAGTTGATTAAGATGATCGGCAAAGTTGAGGTCTGGTACATGACTGAGGAAGAACGCCAGGCATACATCAAAAAACATCCTATCCGGCCAGCAAAGAATGTGAAAAAGTCCGATACCACTTTTGCGAACCTTGGTACTGATTATAGATGGAGGAGCAAAAAGGGCACAGAAGCGCGTTACGGAAACTAAAAAAGCCAGGATCTCTCCCGGCCTACCCAAATTAATTTTACCATGGGAGGGTCCTGGATGAAAGAAGCTGCCAGCAAACAAATAGAATCCATTCTTAAGGATTATCATTGGATGATGAACTCTATAAAGATACTAAGGGACTCAATGAAAGATGCAGGGGAAGGGCTCACAGCACAATATGGAGATGATGCAGCTGGGATGCCAAAGGCCCAAGGCACCACAAGCGACCCTGTTTATAGAGAGTGTGTACGTAGAGAGAGAAGATTATCAGTTATTCATAAGTACGAGGCTAAAATTTCTCTTATTCAGGATCGAATGCATCTTATAACGGATGATCGGGAAATTGAGGTTCTTCATTGGTTGCTCGAGGGCAAAAGTTATCGATGGATCGCTATGCATATGGGGCTGTCACATACCCACATCGGACGCATTAAGAATTTAATTGTTAAGAAAATGAGCGAATACGTTCCAAACGGTACAAATGATACGAAATTGCTAAAACATAAATCTGCTTGCTAGACTTGAAGGCAGGACGGGGAGGCGGTTAACAAGCTGCTTTTCACATAAATGGTTCAGTGAGTATCTTATTAGTGGTCTAGTGTTTTATATTCCTTTAATTTCCTTTATAATCATAAAAGGGAGGGGGAATTATGAAAAGAAAATATATGTCAGAGTTTGGGATGCATACTTATAGCTCATTTGTATCAATTTGTTATCCCAATGACTTAAATACTATTAAACAGGGACCTAAATACCATATATATATGATAAATAAGGTACCGAAATTAACTTTTCTAAAACATTCATTTGTTGTTAGAAAAGAAGGTTTTCGGGTTGATATTAATATAAAATCAGAAACCGAAAATAGAACAGAGACATTTGATATTTGTTTCCATCCTTACTTAGACCATACATTATTTAAGTACACTTTTGATAAGCCTTCAAAATCATTAACCATACAAGCTAAAAATGGTGGAGGGGTTATCGCACGAGTAATGTCACTATATTTAGAACAAAGAGGCCATTTGGATTGTGAAATAGTCTATATCGGTCAATCTTTTGGAAAAAATGGAGAGAGAGACGCGCTAAGTCGTTTGAAATCCCATAGTACCTTGCAGGAAATTCAGGCGGATCATCTATTCCAATCACCTGAGAGTGATATAGCAATTACTTTATGGGAGTTTACCCCTCGGTTATTAACTTCCTTTGATGGTAGAACTAAAAATTATGAAAAGAGCATGGAAGAAGACAGCAAACATATGGAAGAGATTCTAAAAGATCCGCCTTTGAAAATAAATAAGCAGATAATAAATATAACTGAAGCAGCATTAATAAATTATTTTAAACCAGAATATAATGATAAGTTTAAAAATAATTTTCCTGATGTTGAGCATTTGGGTTATAAATATTACTATGATTTAGATTTCAACTCTGTACTGGTAGAACTGGATCCTACTGCGATAAATGTAAATTTATACTCTAAAGAAAAAAAATACAAAATATTTAATCCCATTAAATATACTTTGCATCCTGAAAACGTTAGGAAAAGTATGTTTGATATTTTTTCAGAAAGTAAGCGCCAATAAGGTGCTTTTTCTTTTGCTCCAAAACAAACATAAATACTGGAGGTGGCAGGTGATGTAGCATGGCTGAGAAATATGTCCAAGCTGAGAAAGATTATGTCAAAGGCATGAAGTACAAGGACATTGCTGAGAAATATCAGGTGTCGCTTAATACCGTGAAGTCCTGGAAAAAGAGATATGGTTGGAATCGCGATAAGAGTGCACCCAAAGAAAAAGGTGTGCACACAAAAAAGCGGGGTGCTCCTAAAGGCAATATTAATGCAAAAGGTAATAGAGGAGGAGCTGCTCCAAAAGGGAACTCCAATGCTGTCACCCATGGTTTATTCTCTAAGTATCTTCCAGAAGAATCAATAGAAATCATGAACCATATGCAAGAGCATTCCCCTGCTGATTTAATCTGGGATCAAATACAAATTCAGTATGCTGCTATTATTCGAGCACAGAGAATCATGTTTGTTGAAAATAAAGATGACATAACTAAGGTCTTAAAAAAGAAAAAAGACTCAGATTTTGCTGAGGATAGAGAATGGGAATATCAATTCGCTTGGGATAAGCATGCTAACTTTTTAAATGCTCAGTCCAGGGCAATGGGTGAGCTGCGTTCTCTTATTAAGCAATTTGATGAAATGGCATATATTAATGATGAGCGTAGACTGAAACTTGAACTTATGCGGGCTAATATTGAGAAAACTAAAGCTGAAATTAAACAAGAGGGCGGAGATGCCAGCAAGGTCGTCATTGTCAATGATAAAGAAGCAATGAGGAAGGCGTTAGAAAATGACAATCAAAACAATTAATGTTATGGACTTAATGAACGTCAATTTCTATTCCCTCTGGCTTGCTGAACAGTCTCATATAGTCGCTAAAGGCGGCCGTTCCTCTATGAAATCCTCAGTGATTAGTCTAAAGCTTGTGGTTGATTTTTTGGAAGATGACCTGGGCAATGTCGTTTGTTTAAGGAAAGTAGGAAAATATCTTTCTACTTCTATTTACGAGCAAATTAAATGGGCCATATACATGCTGGGCGTTGAGGATGAGTTTTATTTTGGAAAGTCTCCCCTCATAATTCGTCATAAGGCCACCAATACAGCCTTTTATTTTTATGGCGTTGACGATCCAATGAAGATTAAGTCAGCCAAAATAGCAAAAGGTTATGTCATGGCTCTGTGGTTTGAGGAAGCAGCTGAATTTGCTGGTGTGGAAGATATCGATATTGTTGAAGATACCTTTATCCGACAGGAGATTGAAGGAAAAGAGGTTAAGGTCTATTTCTCCTACAACCCTCCTAGAAATCCTTACAGCTGGATCAATGAGTGGTTAGATACTAAGGCAGGGGATGATGATTACTTTATCCACCATTCAACGTACCTTGAAGATAAAAAGGGATTCCTCTCAGAGCAGATGATCCGGAAGATCGAGAAGTACAAAGAGAACGATGAGGATTACTGGCGTTGGATGTATGCCGGTGAGGTTATCGGTCTTGGCGACATGGTCTACAATATGGACCATTTCCACGAAATCGATGCGTTACCTGAAGACGATGATCTAATTATTATAGACATTGCTATCGATACCGGGCATCAGGTGTCTGCGACCACTTTCTTGGCCTTCGGATTTACGAAAAAGAGGAATGTAATTCTACTTGATACCTTTTACTATAGCCCGGAAAACAAAGTGGTAAAAAAGGCTCCAAGCGAGCTCTCAAAGGATCTAAAAGAATGGATGGATAAAATCCAGCAAACCTATAATCGACACTTTGATCAGCAAACCATCGATTCTGCAGAAGGAGCTTTGCGGAACCAGTTCTTTAAAGACTATGGAATCCGTCTTCACCCAGTAGTTAAAAAGAAGAAAATAGATATGATTGACAACGTCCAGGACTTATTAGCTCAGGGGCGTTTTTTTGTGCTTAAAACAGCAGCCAATGAGATTTTCCTTACTGAGCATAAAAAATATCAATGGGATGCTGATACCTTGCAAAGTGATGATCCGAAGGTAATAAAGATTGATGATCACACTGTCGATGCATTTCAGTATTATGTTCAGGATAATTTGAGAAAACTTGGATTGAAATTTTAAGGCGGTGACAACCGATGTTTAAAAACATGCTGGCCCGCATAAGGCAGGTGATGTACAGAATGGGATTAATTATAGGCATTAAGAAGCTGGCTGACCACAAGGACATCCAGATTAATGAGGATTTTTATAAATATATTGGGAATTGGAAAGCTCTCTATAAAGGTTATTTTAGTGAATGGCATGATATCAGCTATACAACGATTGCTGGAACGAAAAAACGCCGTATGGCTTCCCTAAATATGCCAAAGGTGATTTCTCAGGAGCTTGCAACATTAATCTTTAATGAACGTTGCGAAATAAATATTTCTGACAAGATACTATCTGACAACATCCACGATGTCTTTAAGAATAATAATTTCGTTAAGAAATTCCAGGACTACTTAGAATACCAGTTTGCTATGGGCGGCATGGTGATCAAGCCTTATGTGGAGGATGGAAAATTAAAGCTCTCCTATGTCACTGCAGATTGTTTTATCCCGGTTAGCTGGGATCATAACTCTATTAGGGAAGCGGTATTTCCAAATGAATTCTCCAAGAAAGGAAAGAAATACACTCACCTGGAATGGCACCTGTGGGAGGGAGAGACTTATTTAATCCGGAATGAGGTCTATGAAAATAATACAGGCGACGAATTAGGGGTTAAGGTTCCTCTTAAGCAGTTTTTTCCGAATCTTGGGGAGGAGATTAGGATATTCAATTACAAGCGCCCGGGTTTTGTCTACTTAAAGCCAAACATAGCCAATAACTTGGATACAGCAAGCCCTTTAGGAATCTCCATTTTCGCTAATGCACTTGATACGCTGCATTCCTTAGATATTGCTTTTGATTCATATCAGCGGGAATTTAAGCTTGGGAAAAAGCGTATATTGGTGCCGGATTCAGCTATTCAAACCGTTATTGACCCAATAACTGGACAGTTGCACCGTTATTTTGATGCTGAAGATGAAGTTTACCAGGCTTTGTCGTTGGGTGACATGGATGCAAATAAAATAGCAGACATTTCAGCCACACTTCGAGTCGAGGAACATATTTCAGCGATTAATTCCTTGCTAAATGTCCTGGCAATGCAAATAGGCTTCTCTTCCGGTGCTTTCACTTTTGATGGCCAGGGAGTTAAAACAGCAACAGAGGTTGTTTCGGAAAACTCTAAGACCTTCCGGACGAAGCAAAGCCATGAAAACCTTATTGAAGCTGGTATTCAGGAACTAGTGGAATGTATCATTCAGGTCGCTGAACTATATCAGCTATTTAGTCGGCCAGAGGGAGAATATGAAGTCACAGTTGCTTTTGATGATTCTATAGCTGAAGACCAAAACGCAGAGATTGCAAAGCAGGTTCAGCTGGTTACCAATCAGCTGACTTCTAAGAAAAAGGCGATTATGAGGATTCATGGCTTTTCAGAAGAAGAAGCCGAGCAGTTACTAAAGGAAATTGCAGAAGAAAATGCAACAGTAACGGCTGAAGCAATTGATTTCTTTGGTCTTAACAAAAAAAGACAAGACCAGGGTGAGACCTAATGGAACCACTAAGACAGCAGCAATTAACCTCTTCTGTTGTTGAAGTCTTTCTATCCATCGAGGAAGAAATTCTTTTAAACATTGCAAAGCTCCTAAAACAAGGAAAAAGCCTGCTGGAAGAAGATGTTGAAAGGTGGCAAACGCAAAAACTTGGGGAACTTGGCACTTTAACACAGCAAAATATCGTAACTATTGCCAAACATGCGGAAATGTCCATAGAG